TTCAGTTCTTTTTCCGCTGGGATAACTGCTCTTTGCGGTATTTTGACCGGGTTCAGTGGGAGTAAGGCGTGAAGATACTAAAGATACCCGGGAAGATAATACTCACGGTTTTGTATCCGGCACTTTATCCACTTGTTGTCAAACCGATGAACAAAATGGCTTGTGGGATGAAGCCAGTAGGGTTTGTCCAGGGGCTGAAATATCTCTGGCAGGATAACCCGAAGGAGAAAGAATAATTATGGCGCAACCATCCGTAGGCACGTTTTTAGGCGGCATTGGTGCCTTGCTGGGGAAGGCAAGCACTTATATTCCCGGCAAGGTGGAGAAGTTAAAGAACGAACGAGAATCGCTGTTGATAGAAAGGGGCAACCTTGAAAGACTCAATATGGACATCAACAATCCGGATCACCGTAAGAAGGCTACCCGTCTATCTGTTGTTATTGACCGTTTGTCTGTCATTGACGGCTTGCTCCGCGCAAAGGCAACCGACTAAGACGTATCAAGCCATATCGGTATGGTCCGGGGATAAAGAAAGCATTAAAGCTTTCCTGGATAGTCCTTACGCCCAGGCCGAGATGTGGGAGGTGAAAGCAAAATGACACTCAACAAAGAGCTCTGGCTTGTCGTCATACCTGCCCTTTGTTGGTTCTTGGGGGCATTAGGTGGCACGCAGATAAGCGATACAATCAAGGGGCAAAAGTGGCTCCGCAGGTTTTTAATGCCCGCAATCCTCGGATTAGCCGTTTTAATAGCCGGATTTGCCTGGTTTCAGGCCCTTGGCGTAACTATCTTGGGAATAGCGGCTCTTTCTATGGGCTACGGAGATCGTGCCTCTTGGGGGCGGAAACTGGCTATATTCGCCTTTTATGGTTGCATATCCCTGCCGATTGGATGTTCCGCGTGGAACATTATTACTTTTGCAACCACGGCGGTTATGTTTTTGCTTAGTAATCTACGTTTGACTTCCTCAACCGTAGTTTGGAAAATCGTTGAAGGGTGTTTCTCGGCCTTAATCGGGATTCAGGTTGCGTTCCTACTTGCCGGCAACGGGTTGATTTGGAGGTTTTAAAATGACAAGAAGCGAAATAAAAGCGGCATTTAGAGTTCAGAATCCAGAGGTTACGGACAGAGTAATCGCTGACCCGGCACTTGATAGTATGCTTCTTGTAGGAGATAAGGAAGTATGCGCAAAAACACGGTGTATCGTGAGCGATTATACGTGGACAGCCGTTATAAATGAACAATCTTGGGATATCGTGAATAAAATACCGACATTCTTTGCTATTGATGATTTTCCGGGTGGAGGTGTTGTCTTTAATGGCAAACCTTTAGACTTGACTACAATCGCGCAATTAGACCAGGAATATCCAACCTGGCGCAGTAGGTCTGCCGGTGTTCCAAAGAGTTACTGGATAAGGGGCAAGAAGTTATGGTTTGACCGTCCGGTTTCTGCCGCCGATGATATACAGGTTTACTATGCCGCTATCTCAGATGACTTTAACGCGGATAATATTTTGCCTTTCAACCAGTTGACACCCCTGGAACCTTACCACAATGCTCTTGTCCTATATCTGACTTCCCGCGCTAAAAGCAAAGTCGGTAAACCGGGAGAAGCACAGCTGGCAAAGCAGGAATATGACGATTACATTAGGTGGATGGCCAAAGAAGTAGCGTCATCCAAGAAGGGGATAATCAATTATGCTCCGCGTGGGTAAGTCAATATTCCTGTCGTTAATACTGTCCTTGGGTATAATTCTGCCTTGCCTGGCTGAAGTAGCCGCAAAAGACCAGATATTTACGATAGATGATTTCTCTAAAGGTCTTGCTACCCGGCAATCTCCGTTATCTTTGCCAAAGGGTTATGCCACGGTCTCCGAGAATATCCATTATGACACGGAAAACGGTTCTTTAACTAAACGGGACAGGCGGCTTCTATACGGGACAGCCGACGCTTCAGAACCAATAACAGGAGCATTCAGGTTATACCTTGCTGATGGGACTAAGTCTCTTGTTGTGTCTCACGGTGACGAAATAGAAGCCGGGAACGATAATACCGGAGCGTTCACCAAGATATTGGATTTGTCATCCGGTAATTACCGTTGGCAGTTTTTGACCTGGCATAATATTCTTATCGGGACTGACGGGTATAATCAGCCTATAAAATGGGATGGCACTTCTGCTTCAGCAACTTATTTAGGGTCTTGTTTAGGGACAGATGCTGGTAGTGGCGCGGGGCCTGACGGGACTTATACCTATAAGGTTTCCTTCTATACTTCCTCTTATGAGTGCGTCTTGGATGTCCCCTCCGCTCCCGTAACTGTTACTGATAACGATATAAACCTGACGATGATACCGATTGGCCCGGATACTTATTTGGGCGAAGATGTTATAGGACGCAAGATATATAGGATATTAAACGGAGGCACTACTTACCGGTTGCTTACTAACGGAACTATCGCCAATAACACAGCAACAACGTTGACTGATTCAGACGCCGATGCCGCTATTTCAGGGACAACCGCCTATCCTACGGTAAATTATACTACAGTATTCAGCGGACAGCCTCCTAAGGGGAGATTCCCTCTCGTTCATAGTAACAGATTATGGCTTGCTAATAATCCCACATATCCGTCAAGGATATTTTATTCAGACGATGCTTGCCCCGACTTTTTTCAACCTGATGCCTATTATAACGTCCGGGAGAATGACGGAGATTCCATAACATCCATTAAAAACCTTCTGGGGATATTAACAGTATTTAAGGACAATACAATACAGAAAATTTACACCGACGGAGATGACCCAGACGCCGACTGGTCTATTTCTGACCCGTTTTCTTTTGTTGGTTGCAAAGCTCCATATACCGCAGTTAATACTCTTGAAGGAATAATATATCTTTCCTATGGTGGGCTTTACAAATTCAACGGTCAAAATTCCGTGCTTATCTCTGACAGCATAACCCCGACAATCAACGACATACTGGAGTCGAACTTTGCCAACTGTTGGGCTGAGTATTATAAGAACACTTACTATTTAGCTTACCCCTCAAAGTTTATCGGGGTTTCAACAAACAACAGGATTTTGTCTTACAACCTAATAAACAAATCGTTCAGCATAGATTTGATAGACGCTAATGTCTTATTTGCGTTTAACTCTGGCACTGATTGGGATGTTTTGTATTCTGGCGATTCTACCACAGGAAAAGTATATGCTCACAAATACAGTAGTTACGAAGTGCGACACAGTAAACACAGCGATTTTACTGGGACCTGGGATGACGCTGGATATATTCCAACAGGGACACCCGGTGGAGACGCCAACAGTCCGGTGATAGAATTGCGATGGACGGAAACCATTGACGATCTGACAAGCACAATAGATTCTTACACTACGGAGATAATAGACCGTCCGGATACCGACGGAACTTATATATCCCCGGTAATGGACTTGGGAGCGTCTTCTTTCGACAAGCTATACTGGAATGTCAATAACAATATATACGGAAGTGTATCTTTGTATATACGATCAGGGGCTACTGCCGTTGCTTGTGCCGGAGCCGCCTGGTCTTCTGCATTTACTGACCCATCAGGGAGCGATATTTCTGGTGTTGCTGCCGCACAGTATGTTCAGTATAAAATAGCCTTGTCTACGACCGATATAGCCTATTCGCCTTTTCTATACAAGAACAACGGTTATGTAGTAAGATTAACCTATCTGAAAGAAGCTTCTACGGTAGAAACCACTATCCCTATCAACTGGACGAGCGGTTGGATAGACTTTGCTCCTGGATACCAAAAAACACTTAAAAAGATAGATGTATATTATGAGAGCGAAAGTTCTGGTATACTTAATTTATTATTTTCAAACTATGAAGGAGATACCGATTCATTCGCCATTGACCTGTCAAAATATCCCAATCATTATGCGGAATATTTCACAAATGGAAAGTTTCTCGGAGAACTGTTCTCTTTAGGTATAAATAATAGCGACTTAAAATCGTTAAAGATTAGGCGTATAAGCGTTATATACGACGTGGAGCCGTTACTATGATAAAAAGATTAGGTGTAGCATTATGTATTATTCTATCGCTTTTAACAACATCTTCTTGGGCGGCAGAGGTGATAGCCGATTTTAGTAATGATTCTCTTGCTGTTCTAAATGAAGAGTTAAGGAAGCTACAGGAAGCGACATCAAGCGTTAATTCTTCACTTGCTGCTACCGTCCCTACGGGAATAATATGTTTATGGTCTGGGGCTTCTTCCGCTATTCCTTCAGGTTGGGTTTTATGCGATGGTAATAATGGGACGCCTGACTTAAGGGATAGGTTTATTGTAGGTGCTACTTCCACTTATGCAGTGGGAGCAACAGGAGGACAAGTATCTGTAGCTTTATCTCAACAAGAGTTACCGGCGGTAGGAATATCCATCGGCCTATTTGAAACAAGCATATTTCAGGCTGGATCACATCCTATCCCAGTATTAACAAACAGAGGTTCATCTTCTACAACTGCTAACCTGGGAAGTGGTGTAGCGCACGAGAATAGACCGCCTTATTATGCCCTTTGCTACATTATGAAAACTTAACAAAGGAGAATAGAATGAAAAAATTGTTTGTATTATTTTTAACAATCCTTCTGACAAGTAATGCCTGGGCTACTGACGGATGGCAGAAATCCGAACCGGCGGGGACACGGACAGTTTCGGATATTGACGCTTATGTCGCTCAAAACAACGCAGCCATTGACTTGATGTTGCAGAATTACAGAACAGCCAGATTAAGTTATACTTCTGCCGCATCCTTGACTGTCAGTGCCGGCGGAGTTATGGTAAGCAACTCTGACGGTTCAATCAGGTTAATGCTTTACAACACCGCCGCTACTACAGTAACGTGGGCGAACTTAGACACGGGGGCGGAAGCGGCCTCAACTACATATTATGTCTATGCCGTGGCGTCAGCAGTTACCGACACGACATTCACTATTAAAATATCTACCAATGCGGCTGCCCCTTCGGGGGTAACTTATTATAAAAAGATAGGAAGTTTTTATAACTCTTCAGACAGCAATATATATATTGGCACTGTCACCGATGATTTGTATTATATGGCGATAGTGGCAGTATCAGGCACGATAGCTCACGGAGGGACTATACCACTGCCAGAAGGATTCGTCGCTTCACAATGTTCTTGGTTTGTAAGTATAAATTCTCTCCAGACCGGAGAAGATGCCGCCGATGGGGTAGAGACCTGCACCTCAACTTGTTCAGTAGACACAAGCAGGGTTGTAACCTGTCAATCTTTTTCTCCTCGATGGGGAACTCATACAGGGACTGCTAATTATTTAATAATCGGTATTAAATATTAAGGAGGATCAAAATGAGAATGTTTTTAATTTTAGTTTTTATCTTAGGTATGCGCTCTCAAGCCTTTGCTGGGTGGTATTATATTGTCAATAGTGATAAAGAAGTGATTGGGAAAGCTGATAATCCAGTTAACGAAGATGATTTGAACAGCAGAGGAGAATTCGCGGTTTATAGTGATGCGGATATCCAAGTCGGGGAAGCCGACTACAGAAATAAAAAAATAATCAGGCACGTCCAGACCGAGAAAGAGATTGCCGAAAGCGTCCAGAAGAAGAAGGCTGAAGCGGAAGAAAAACTTATTGCTAAAGAGATAAGGAAGCAGGCCATAGAAGCCTTAAAAGCACGCGGGGAAAAACTTGACAACATCAAGGAATAAGTTAAGGAGGATAAAATGAGTTTTTGGCAAGCTATAGCTACAATAGCCCCGGCAGCAATTGGAGGGATTTTAGGTTCTGATGATGATGATTCAGAGAACAAGAAAACAACAGAAAGCAACTCTTCTACCACTAACCAATATTCCGCGGAACAGCAAGAGGCGCAGAAGTTATTATTATCATACATAAAAGGGAATAACGCGGATAATCTCTACGGAGCCACTGATATTGATTGGGCTGACCTATGGGACAAAACACAGCAGAAAATCAACCAGTCTTATTACGGCAGCCCTACTTCAACCGGGGCAATAGATAAAGTCAAGGCTTCTGCCGCCCGGCGCGGGGTATCTGACAGTCCAGCCTTGCAAACTCAAATAGGCAGGCTTGGCGTGCAGGCTAATCAGGATTTATCAAGCGCGTTAACATCATTTAATACTCAAAAGGCGGCATATACCGAATCGGCGCGTAATTCCTGGCTGAGTGCCTTACAAAATTTAACAAATCAGAGTGCCAGAGGAGCAACATCTACAGGGAATACGGTTGAAACAGTTGACGATGGAGGTAATGATATTTTATCTGGATTATTAAGCGGCGCTTCAACTTCAATAAGTGATTGGTTCAAGAATAAACAGTTGACCGATATGTTAGGCCAACTTAAAACTCAGTCTTCTACAACGGGAGGATAGATGTCGGATAAAAGCAAAGCAATAATGAGCGGGGTGGCCGCCGGCATAAAACAATGGGCTGATATTATGGCTAATAGGGAGAAGATAAAGGGGCAGATAGCGCTTAATGCCTTTGAAACCAAGTTAAACGAGGCACACGCGGAGAGGTTGAAGCAAATAATGAGCCCGGGGGAGAAGCAGGATGTGGAAATAAAGAATATGCTGTTGGAGCAATATAAGAAACAGAATACAGAAAAAGATAACTCTCTTATCCAGCCTGGTCAGGAAGTATTCAATACTCCTGTCAAACCACAGGTTGAGTTGTCAGGTTCTGGGCTGAAATCTACTACTCCGAATCCGAAAGCGTGGGCGTTGAATCTTATCCAGAAAAAAGAAGCATTGTATTATTCCACTCAAGACCCAAGATACAAATTAACCGCTAAAGAACAGAAGTTCAAAGATGAATTTTTTGGTGTAGGAGAAGGGACTAAATCTAATCAGACTTACATCAAAGCCTGGTCTGCTGCCAAGTCTTACCTTGAAAAAAACGACCCTGAGTTTGCTTTGTTGCCTATGGAGGAACAACAGGCAAAATTAAACGAAACAGCCAATGAGTTTTATCAACAGTTCCAGTCTGGGGGGGCGTCCGTTGCTAATGATATGCAACCAAAAGCAATGCCTGAATCTTCCCAGAAATCAATAACAGAAACAACTCCTGAGATAGAATCTTTAATCTCTGAGAATATGAAGGCATACGGAAAAACAAGAGAAGAAATAGTATCTGCGCTTAAAGCCAAAGGACTGATATAATGGCGGTGATCCCCGGATTGTTTGATGAGGTTAAAACTACGAGCAAGGTAGTCCCCAATCTGTTCCCTGAAACCACAGTTAAGAGTAAGGTTGTTCCAGGATTATTTGACGAACAGCCAAAGTCTAAGGTTGTTCTGGGGTTGTTTGATTCCATTCCTGCCAAGAAAGAAGGCGCATTATCCACTATTGCGCAAGAAGGCTTGATAAAACCAATCAAAAGTTTTGCCTCCGGATTCTATAAGGCTTCTGCCAATTTTGCGGATACCCTCGACTTTTATTCTGATAAGATTTCAATGGCTATGGGCAACCCTAAGGCGAAGGGGAGCGTCTTTGAACTGTTGCGCGATAATTGGGATAGGTTCTCTAAAGACCTTGAACAGGGAGGGTTGTCTGAAAGTGTAGTTAAAAAGATATATACCGGGTTAGGAGAGGCAGGGTTCGAAGTGCCTAAGCTAATGGCTATGGGGCCGCAAGGGCTGGCTGTCTCAGGAGCCGCAGAAGGTGGTAAGGCGGGGGGGGTAGGAGGCGCTATCGTTGGCGCGGCTACCGGTGGACTTACCAAAGGAGCGTTAACGGGCCTTAATACCCTGCCTTCTGCCATTAAATACCCTTCTGCTTTCGGGTTCGGGGCAGTTACTACACCTGGAGGAGTGGAAGAGAAGGTTGCCGGCGGTGCTGTAATGACCGGATTATCTGTTGGCAAGAGCCCTTCAATGCGTGATTTTAAAGAGAATCAGAAGTTTTCTCCTATTAACAAAATACTCCCTTATGAGGCCAGGGAACGGTATTATCAGAATATAGTCAATCGCTTCCAATCTATTGAGAATATAACCGAGAGAGCTAAAGCAATGGGGATGGATATTAAACCCGGGGAAAACCCTGCTATCCGGGCCAGAGAATACCTGTCTAATACGGCTAAAACCGATCAGGTATTAAAAAACGGCACTTATCGTATAACTCCTGAGGGCAAGATTGAGATGACAGGAGAAGGGCTACAGTCTATTCTCAACGATTATGATAAGACAAGTCCTATTAAGGGGGTTAATGACCGTGCTAAAGACCTAAACCAATACTTGATAGCCCGCCGGACTATTGAAGATCTGCAAAGGCCTAAATCTGAGTTTACGGGAGAGAATATTGTTTCCCCTGAACAGGTAAAGAAGGCACAGGAAACGATGGATAGGTTAGGTAAAAAATACGGAGTGGAGCAAGTCCCTTCTTTAGTCAAGCCTCCAGAGCCTCAAGGCGGCACAATCGCCCCTAAACTTAAGCCATTAGCCGCGGAGGCACGGAAGTATAAGACGGCGGAGGAGTTTGTGAAAAACGCTAATACGGTTAATCCATCAGAAAAAGGAGTATTTCAAAAATATACACCAGAGTTAAGAAGTAAAATGCCGATTGGCGAAAATATCCAAACTCTTGATAAAAGTATAGGCGGAAAACCGGATGATATTATAACTATTTATCGTGGAACATCCGGCAATAAAATAAATGCCGGCGATTATATTACAACTAACAAACAACTTGCAAAAGATTATGCGGGAACTGGAAATGTTGTGAAATTGAAAGTTAGGAAAGGGGATATTATTGATACAATAGACGAAGCGGGAATGGAAGAATATATTTATAAGCCAAACGCAGATAAATTAAAACCTCAAACCAAATCCCAACTCACCGACATTTGGAACAAGGCGCAAGGGGCAGGGCAGAAACCGCCGGTGGAGCCGCCCAAGACCGCGGTTAATATCCCTATCTTCGACAAAACCGCAGCCCGTCTTTATGATTATCAGAAACGCGTTCTTCATAACCTTGTAGACAGTGGTAATATGTCGGAGGCGCAATACCAGGATATCCTTGCCAAGAACCCCAATTATATTCCTTTTGATAGGGTTATGCCGGAAGGGACTCCTTCAGGTGGAACGCCTGTCAGTAAGAACAGATTTACCGGAGCCAGAAGTCCGGTTAAGAGGATTAAGGGGTCAGAGTTAGAGATACAAGACCCGATTGAAAGCATAATCAAGAATACTTACCGGATTATGGATATCGCTGAAAGGAATAGTATAGCGCGTAACGTAGCCAGGCTGGGTGAAGTGTTGCCAGGGGAGATATCGCCTGTTAAAGTAAGTATGCAACCAGTAAAGCTGACAGAGAAGGAATCCG